AATTAGCAAACGCTACAAACGCAGTCAATGTTGACTTCAGTGGTGGTGCTAACGGTGGTGTTGCTTCAGGTAGGGTGTTACAAATTGCAGGTATCAGATTAATTGCTGTTCCTCATTTTGTTGCTTCAAACGTAACTTCTGGTGCAGACGCAGGTTCAGCTACTCAAGGTGGTTCAACACCTCAAGCTGTTAACTTGACTGCATACGAAGGTTTAGTTTGTCACCCATCAGCAGTTGGAACTGTTAAGTTAATGGATTTAGCTACTGAGATGGAATACGACATTAGAAGACAAGGTACTCTAATGGTTGCTAAATACGCTATGGGTCATGGTGTATTAAGACCAGAAAGTGCTGTAGGAATTAAAGACGCTTAATATTCATTAGGCTTATTTATACTATATAGGAGTAGGGGACGAGGGAGACTAAATCCCCTACTTTAATTATTAAAAAAGGAAAATCATGACAACACAAATTACACCGACAACGGAACTGCAGGCAATTAATACTATGCTAAGTTTCATAGGGGAAGCCCCAGTCAGTTCTATAACAGGAAATATAGGAACAGACGTAGCTGTCGCTGTAAATATTTTAGATGAAACTTCCATGAGTGTTCAGTCACAAGGATGGTTTTTCAATAGAGAATTTGAAGTTACACAAGCAAGAGACTCAGACAACAAAGTTCCTCTAGACTCTAACTGCGTTCAAGCAGAAGCTTCTAGACCTTACCAATATTTATATCAATACACTATTCGTAACGGTTTTTTATATGACTTAAAAAATCATACAGATGTATTTACTTACAACCCACAAATAGACAAAGTTTTAGTACAACAATTTGAACATCTTCCAGAATATGCAAGAAGATATATTGTAGTTAAAGCGTCAAGACGTTTTGCAGCTCGGTATATTGGTGCAAGTGAATTAGTTAAACTAGCAAACATAGATGAACAAGAAGCCCACGTACAGTTTGAACAAGCTGACTCAAGAGCAATGGACGCTAATATTCTTAAAGATGAATACAATATGAATTACATTACTAATCGTGGCAATAAACGTTCATCAAGGAGTTAGACAATGGCAGTTATATCGCAGTCAATTCCAAATCTTATTAATGGTATTAGTCAGCAGAATGCAGTTCAAAGAAATGTATCTCAAGCTGAGAACCAAGTAAACTTTCAGTCAAACATTATAGACGGATTATCTAAAAGAGCAGGAACTCAGTTTGTTGCTAACTTAATATCTAACCAAGCAATACCAAATAATTGCGCAGTACAGTGGATTAATAGAGATAGTAGTAATCAATATGTTGCTTTATTTTATAATCAAGGTGTTAAAGTTTTTGATTTAGCAGGTAATGAAAAAACTGTTACTACTCCCAATGGTACTTCTTACCTAACTTCAACAAATCCTTTAGAAGATTTTAAATTTACAAACATTGCTGACTATACATTTGTATCTAACGCACAAAAAACTGTAGCTGAAAATTCTTCTACAACAGCAGCAAAGGTACAAGAAGCTTTAGTTTATGTTAAAAGTTCACAATACGGTAGACAGTATAGTGTTACTTTAAATCATTCAACTTGGTCATACCCAATAGAAGTATTATTTCAAATGCCTACTGGTAATGACGCTTCAACAGATGGTAAATTTAGAGATACAGAAAAGATTGCACATATATTATTATATGGAACTGCGTCTTCACACTGGTCTAGTGGTGCAGACGGAATTGGATTTAAAACAATTAGAACTGACACTGGTGCAACACTAAGTACGTCACAAGGATTAGCAAACTATTCTGGAATTACAGGAACGTTTTCTTCTACGCAATACGGTAACACTATTTATCTTACAGCTAGTAGTGGGACTTTTGGAATTGAAACTACAGATGGTTTTGGTAACCAAGCTATGTATGCAATAAAAGACGCTATACAAGATTTTACAGATTTACCTTACTACGCAAAACCAAATATGATTATTCAAATTACTGGTGAAGAAGGTGACACGCTTTCAGATTATTATGTAAAATTTATATCTAACGGTGTTTGGAAAGAAACTGTAGGACCAGGAGTAAAACTTGGTTTAGACAATTCTACAATGCCACACGCATTAGTTAACAACAACAACGGTACATTTACTTTTTCACAACAAACTTACACTGACAGAGTAGCAGGTGATGAAACAACTAATCCTGCACCAAGTTTTGTTGGACAAAAGATACAAAACTTAACTTTCTTTCAAAATAGATTTGGAATTATTTCTGGACAAAATTTAATTATGACAGAAAACGGTGAGTATTATAATTTCTATGCAACAACAGGAACAGATGTATTAGATACTGACCCTATTGATATTGCAGCTAGTGGTACTACGGTAAACAAACTTTATAACTCTATAGATTTTAACGAACAACTTTTATTATTCTCAGCAGAGTCACAATACATACTAGAATCTTCTGGTGATAGTATTACACCTACTACAGCCGTACTTTCTAAAACAAGTACGTTTTCACATGACACTAAAGTTGAACCTAAAGCGGCAGGTAAATTTGTTTACTTTGCACAAAACAGAAATGATAAAACTGCAATTACAGAATACTTTGCAGATGATGATACATTAACAAATGATGGTTTAGATATTACAATTGGAGTTAACACATTAATTCCTAACAACGCATACAAAATTGTTTCAAACAACATTGAAGATACAATGGTTGTATTATGTCACGATACTTTAGACGCTACTAACACAGCGCCTTATACAGCAAGTTCAGATATTACAGCTACAAATGCAAACACAATGTTTGTTTATAAATATTTTTGGGATGCTGATAAAAAAGTACAATCAGCCTGGTCCAAATTTACATTTAATAATATGCAAATAATTTCAGCAGAAGCTTACGATAGTTTTATTTACATATTAGCAAATGAAAAAAGAAATTTAAAATTATTAAAAATAGATTTAAGAAATCCTAATTTTAATTCTTTAAATTTTCCGATTAATATTGATATGCAAACACCAATATTAAGTGGAAGTTATAACAGCACAACAAATAAAACTACATTTACAATTCCGTATGAGCATAACCAAACATTATTAGCTATAGACGCAACTAATGGTGCTGACTTAACAATTGACAGTCAAAGTGGAACTACAGTTGTAGTACAAGGTAATCATACGTCTTGTATTTTTGGAAGTGTTTTTGAATCTTTATATGAGTTTTCTAAACCATATGTAAGAGAACAAGGTGCTACTGGAGCTGTAGCTATAACTTCTGGAAGATACCAAATTAGAACTTTAAATGTTGACTTCCAAGATAGTGGATTTTTTAAAGCAACAGTATTACCAGACGGCAGAAGTTTAACTAGTTATGAAATGACAGGAAATGTTATTAACTCAGCTTCCTCAGTAGTTGGAGTTCCTAACATTGCAAGTGGTACATTTACTATTCCAATACAAAGTAAAAACACAGGATTTGTGTGTAAGTTAATTTCAAGTTCACACTTACCTTGTCACTTTATATCAGCAGAAATTGAAGGATTTTATCATAGAAGAAATAGAAGGATGTAATATGGAAAAATGCGTAAGAGAAGCAGTCATTAATGATTGTATCGACTTAGCACCAAAAATGCGTTTAGCAGATAGACGTGAAATTAAAGCTTCGGACAATCTAAGTCCATTAAAGGCATTAGTTCTTCCCTTCACTTATGAAGGCGCAAGAAACTACTCAATCTTAGGAACAAAAGAAGAAGGTGTTATTGGTATGTTTGGGTCAACCCCATGTGCATACGAAAAAGATTATGGTGTAGCTTGGATGTTATCAAGCGACCAATTAAGAAACCATGTAAGACAATTCTTAAAAGAATGTCCTCATTGGGTAAACGAAATGGGTAAAGGTTATAAATATCTTTACAATTTTGTAGATGAACGGAATTGGGAAACTTTAAAATGGTTACAGTTTTTAGGATTTGAACCAAAGAAAAAATTACCCTACGGACATGAAAAATTAAATTTTATATTAGTAATGAAGGAGTTAAAATAATATGTGTACAGCAGAAGCAGGCTTTGCGTTAAATGTGGTCAGTTCGATAGCCGACCATAACGCTAAAAAAGAACAAGCCTATAGAACTTCTGTTTCAAACTTTCATGCTAAAAATGCCGCGAGTGCGGCTTTGTTTGATGACTACGGACAAATAGATAATAATAAAATTAACGCAGCAAAAGAAAAGGCAGCAGAGAAATTTGCAATTAAAAGAGACAAGATTGCAGAGATGTCAAAACAATTGGCACTTAATGTTGGTAACGCTACAGCAATATATAAAGACGTAGGAACAGATACAGATAAAGAATTTATGGATGTTAACATGGCGTTTACTAAAGACATGATGTCGTTTAACAGACAAGAAAACGAAGCTTATGCTTCATACGCAAATACTATTAACAATCTTCCTGTACCAGTAGAACCAAGTGACATGGCATTAGCAATTAACGTTGCTGGTGGCGCTGTAGAATATGCAGGTAATCCAGACGCAAAGATAAATCAATAAGGAAAATTAATGGCATACGAATCACAATACAAACCAGTATATTATCAAAGAACTTCAACAGGTAGACCTAGAGAAGCTAAAGATAGTGAACTAAATCAAATTTCAAATTCGCTAAAAAGCTTTAATAAATCTTTTGCCAAGTTTACTGACAATTATAAAACAGAACAACAAAACGAAGCACAAGATGTTTTCGATAATTTAAAAGCACAAGGTATTACAGACCCAGATGAAATCAAAAAGTTAATTGATAAGGGCGACCCTAGAGTTGCTAACTTAAAAGGTTACTACACCCAAGCAATTGTAAATGCTAATTTTGGTTTATCACACGCTATTGAAGATTTTAATAATATTAATATGAAAGTTGCCAATATAACTGGTGGTGATGAAAAAGGTGACGCTATGGCTAATCTAAATATAGATAGCTTATTTCAATCAGTTGATGAAAATGATAATCCTACTGGCAATCCTATAAGAGATTTAAGTACACAAGATAAATCTTACACTAGAGCATACACTGACTCTATGAACCAAATGAGATTAGAGTTAGAACAAAAAGTATCTATAGCAAAAGGTTTACAACTTAACAGACAAACTAATGCAGCATCTTTTCAAATTATTGCTAAAGCTTGGGAACAAGGTGCAGGTTTTGTAGAAGAAAGAGAAGTAGACGCAGGAACTCCAGATTATACAACAGAAAAGATATTTCATAGTTCGACTAGAGTAGAAGATTTAGAAAAATTAAGAACTGATAAAGTTGTTAACGAAAAATTTATAAATAAAGATGATTGGAATAAACAAGTATTAGATTATTTTGAACAAGTAGTTAATTTACAAGACACTGGTTTAATTACTGACCCTCAAATGTTAAGTGACATTGTTACTTATCTTACAATGAACAGAGGTAGTAAAAAAGATTTACCTTCTTATTTAAGAACACCTAAAACACAAGAACAAGCTACAAAAATTATTGACGCTATTAAAGGTAAAGTAGCAACATCAAGTAAACTAGCAATTGGTATAGATTTAATTTCTAAAGGTAAAGCTTATTTAAAAGATGAAACTGCTTATACAGACTCAAGTGGTACTACTAAAATTGGTTTATCTGATGATGATATAAATGACTCTGTAGTAGCATGGGAACAAACAATATTAATACCTCACGTTAACAACATGATTGCTAATGGTGAGATACCTAAAGACCTAGCACAATTTACAATGTTTCAATTAACAGAAAAAATGTTAGGCGCTAATGGAATACAACATCCTACTTGGAAAAATGAAATGCAAATGGGATTTGATTCTATTAATGTAATTAAAGTAGCAGGCAATGAAGATACTATTGACCCTGATGGAATTGATATATTTAAAAGAGGTTTTGAAAGATACCAACAATTAAGAACAGTTTACGGCAACACAGTACCTACAAAATATTTAGGCACTAACGCAGCAACATTTTATGAGACTGTAAACAATCTTATGAGAAATACTAACATGGGACAAGAGAGAGCGATTATGAAAGCTTATGAAGCTATAACTAATCCTACGTCTAAATATGCAAATACAAATGTAAACAAAGATGATGTGTATGAAGAAGTTCAAGGAAAATTTGATAAATGGTTTGACGAAGGTATTCCATGGATAGGTGGAGTTGTCGGAGTTAACAAAGAAGATTTACCAAACTGGGTTAAAGCTATAACAAGAGATTATCCTACATTTGATTGGGATGATGTTGATATGTCTTTAGTTTCACAAAGAGCAACAATGACTGCTGTCACTATGATGAAAGCAGGAATGAGAAAAGAAGACGCAATTAAATTTGCTATTGAAGAAGTATCAACAAGACATACTTTAGTTGATGGTGTTTTAATTAATAACTCATCTTTTCCTGCCGCAAACCCAACTGAATTAACTAAAAAGAGTAGAGCAATTGCTAAGAAATTTGAAACTGTTTGGATGGAAAAATATAAAGAAGAAGGCAAACTTGAAGGATGGTTTAATGAAGGTGATATACCTTTAGTTGCTGATAGAAAAGGTGATTTAAAATACTATGCAGAAGATTTAGTAGTACGTCCTTTTAAAAGTGGATTGTTAGTTTTAACAGATAAAAATTCTCAGTTACCAGTTCTTACACCAGATGGAAATTTTGTAATTGTTTCTACAGGAGACTTTATGGATGGCTCTGTTGAAGAGATGATGATTAACGATAAGAAAATGAAAATTATAATAGAGAACGCAAACAATCAAAAGAAATTAATGTTAAATACACAAAAGAAGGTTAATAAATGAACGAAGAATGGGTAAACCAATTTTTAGAAATACTTGCTGAAGATGAAGGAACAGAAGGAAGAAAAGTTGCTTTGGAAGGTGGTGTAGGAACTAGAGGTTATGGTATAACACACATAGCTGACGGTCTTAAAAACTTTTTAAGTTTTAATAAACTTAATGCTGAAGAAATGTCTGACAAAGATTTAGCCAAACAAATTGTTCTTTATAATATAGAACAAATGAAAAAAGATGTTGGTGAAGACACTTGGAATAATTTACCAAACTCAATGAAAATTGTAGCTTCAGACCAATATTATAATTCTGGAAAATTATTTAATGGTTTTAAAAGTGATTTAATTAGTGGAAATTATGAGTCTGCATTAAAAAATACGTTAGATATTATTTCAGCTAATGACCCTGCAACAGGAACAAATGCTGTAATGAATGGTTTAATTAATAGAAGAATTAGAAACTACAATAGAGCTGCAAACGATTTAGGATTTAGTCAAATTACAAATTATACAGTAGGAGATTCTTTAGTTGAAGGAAAGAAAACTGCTGTTACATATTCTTACAATAATGGTGACCCTTTTGTTGTAAACACAAGTGGAAGTATGCACAGTCAATCGCTAAAAAAAAGTGACACAAGTTTAATTGATAATCAGTTAAAAGCAGACGCTTTACGTATGGATGGTTCATTGCCAGAAGTTATGATGAACCCTTATATAGATGATGAAGCTAAAACAGAAATTCTTAAAACAGAAACAGAAAATGTTTTTTCAGTAGATAATATTACAAATACAGTAGGAAATGCTATTGATGGTATAAGAGAATACAACACACAAGCTGAAGAAAATGCTAAAATTATTCCAGAATTGATTGAAGGCTATAAAGAGATTGATAAAGAAACTGAAGCAATGGGTCAAAAGTTTGAAACTGACTCAGCAAAAGATTTTATAAATAATATAGAACCACCACAATTGTGGAATTTAGATTATGCTACTCCTTATGATAAGGAAGACTTAGACCAAATAGCAAATGTAACTTACAAAAGACAACAAGATTTAAAAAAGAAATACACTTTAGGTGAAGCAACAAAAAGCGCATACGAAGATGAAATGATTGCTACTAATTTGTACAAACAGTTTAGTAGAGAAGATTTAGCGCCTGACCCTAATTTTGTTTTAACATCAGAATTAATAGATGAGTTAATGGTTGATTTACCACAAGACTATATGGAAGAATTTGCACACGCACATAGTTTGGCACACGCTCAACAAATAAGAGAACAGTTATTAAAACATTTAACACTTGAAGATAAAATTAATTCTCAAGGTGTTGGTAAAGGAACTATGTTAAGATTGTTGGCTGCGTTTACTGACCCCGCTGCGTGGACAGCAATTGTTGCTACAGATGGGTTGTTAGCGCCAATTGTTGCTTTACAAAAAAGTGCAAGAGCATATAGAATTTTAAGAAAAGCAGGTGCAGGTGCAGTATCAATTGGTGCAATAGAAACTTATCTTGCTTCACAAAGACCAGATTTAGATATTGATAATGTTATGCACGGTGTGATGACTGGTGCATTTCTTGGTGGTTTGTTTGGAATAAGAAGACCAAGAATTAAAAGTAATGATTTTACAAAAACATTCAAAAACACTATGGACGAAAGTGATACTAAATTAATTAGAGATGATGGAGGTTTTGAACCACCAACAGGAAACAACAGTAATTTAGTTCCTGGTCCTAATAATCCTAACCCTGTTAAACCAAATGGTGAAAGAACTTTTGATTGGTATGACCCTAATTACGACTTAGCGTTACACACAACTAAAAGACCAGACGGTAGGTTTGAAGTTAGAATGATAGAAAATCAATCTGGAAAACCAGATGAATTAATTATGCAAGTTAATAAAGACGGAACAGTCGAAGTAAGGAAATGTAAATAATGGCAAAAAAAATATGTAATTGGGATGAAGCAAAACCAGAAGGTACTTTTGACAGCAAAGCTACAGCTAATGAGTATGTTAGAGGTAGAATGGCAGAGTTTAATATTCTTCGTGACGCTGATTTGACACCAGAGACTTGGGCTAGAGCATTTAGATTTGATTTTTCTGCTGCAATGGCTTCAACACTTAGTGACAAAATGAGAAAATTTGGAAGTCTTTTAGTTAGAGACTCAACGCCAAAAAAAGGAAATACAAATTATACGAGACCAGTAACTATATCTGAAGTTAAAGATATGAACGTAGATAGAATGATGGTTTTATATCACGTACCTCATACAAACTTTTTAAAAAAATGGTTAATGGAACAAAAGAAATTAGGAAGATACAAATGGAATAGTCCTAATAACAATTTAGTAAGAAAAGAATTTAATGATTTAGTAGGTAGAGCAATTCGTGGTGAACAAATTGCATTAAGTGAATTAGGCTATACTACTGGTGAAGCACAAAAATTAATACAACAAATGGCTAAAGTACAAAGTCAATTGTTAAATGAGCAATTACAAATGCTTAAAATTGTAGGTGTAGAAGGTGCTGAAAATATTGTAGATAATTTTAATTATTTAACAAGAGTTCACAATCCAATCAAATATCAAAAAATATTAGATGACCCTACAAAAGGTTCACAATATCTTAAAGTATTTTTAGTTAATGCAATGGAAGACACAATGCTTAAAGGTGTAAAACAAAAACCTTTAACAGCAGCTCAAAAAATGACTATTGCAGAAAATTTAATAACTGTAGTTAATAGGTCAAACTTTTCTAAAGGTGGAGTTAACTTAGACCACATTGTAACTAGTATGCAAAAACGTGAAACATTTAGAAGAATGATGCAAGAGCATACAAATATGGTTGATGAAGAAATTGATGCTTTAATAAATAGAATGTTTAAAGTTAAACCAGGAGAACAAGTTTCTGGTTCATCATATTTAAAAAGAAGAATTAGATTTAATGAAGGCTATACAGACGGAAGAACAAACTTTTCAGATTTATTAGAAAATAATGCTGAAGCATTGTTTATGAATTACACACACAGTGCAATGGGTGACATGGCTTTAGCGTATAAAGGAATTAAATCTAGAGGTGACTTTCAAAGAATTAGACAAGAAATTGTAGAAAGCTATGACGCAAATCCAAAAGCTAGTGCTACTAAAAGAGCAGTGTGGCAGGCAAAAAATGAAATACAAGCTATGGATATGGCTTATGCTTATATTAAAGGCAGACCACTTGCAGAAAATCCAACTGGACTAGCACCAACAATAGGAAGATTTATTCGTAAATTAAATTACTCAAGGGTGATGAACCAAGTTGGTTTTGCCAATATGTCAGAGATGGGTAACGTTACTGGTTTAATTGGTTGGAATGCTACATTAAAAAATGTTCCTGAATTAAGACGTATGATGAAACGTTTAGAAAACGGTGAGCGTGTAGATGAATTTATTAGAGAAATAGATTACACAATGGGTGGAATAGGTAACCACTCTATTATTCAACAAGTTACAAACCGACTAGATGATTTTGGAAGTAGTATGTCTGATGATGTTATTACTACAGCAGAAAACAAACTAGACCAAATGAACAGATTTACTAACACATACTCTGGTCAGTTTATGAGTACCTCTGCTATGCAGATAGTAACTGTTTCTGAGTTTACACAAATATTTGGTAGATGGGCTGTTGGTAAAGGTAAACATCCTTTTGCTAAATTAAGATTTGGTAAAAACAGAATGTCCGATGTTCAAATGCAAAACAGAATGGATGACTTAGGTATAAGTCCATCTATGATGAAAAAAATTCAAAATGAATTTAAAGCACACACAAGTTGGACTAAAGGTGAACTTGGAACTAGAATAACTAAAACTAATTTTGACAAATGGTCTAATGAAACTAGAGCAGTTTACATTATGGCTATGAGAAGACTTGCACATAGAACAATTCAACAAGCTGATATAGGTGAAAAAGCATACTTTGGATTTTTAAAAGAATACGGAATGAATGCAGACGGACACTTAGGTCAAATAGCATATCAGTTTAGAAGTTTTATGTTTACATCTTGGGCTAAACAATTTTTGTATGGTCTAAAGATGAGAGACGCTATTGTGTTTGACCAATTTATGAACTCAATGTTATGGGGTTCTTTAATGTTCTCAGCACAAACTTCTCTAGCAGGTTTAGTACATCCAAACCAAAAAGAATTTTATAAAAACAGATTAAATCCGGCAACAATAGCTAAAGCAGGTTTTCAAAGAGCTGCGTTTGCTTCCTTGTTACCAATAGGTGCTAACATTATAGGCTCTGCTTATACTGATAACCCTATATTTGGATACAGAACTAGTGGACTTGATACAAACATTATAACTGGTAACCCAACTTATTCTTTAATATTTCAAAAGTTGATACCTAGTTTAAAAGCTGTATCACAATCTACTTTTAATCCAGAAAGAACATTCTCTCAAGCAGACGGAAATAAGGCTATAGGAATATTACCTTTTTATAACTTAATAGGATTACAACAATTTTTGAGAGCAATAACTAGTGAACTTCCTAAAGACCGTCAACAATAACAATAAGTACCCATATTAGAAGAAGAAAAGGAGTGTATAAATGGCAAATTCATTTGTAAGGTACACAGGAAATGGCTCAACCACACAATATGCAATAAGTTTTACATATCGTGACCAGGCTGACATTACTGTAACAATTAATGGTGTAGCTACAACTGCTTTTACTTATAACTCAGCAGGAACTCAAATCACATTTTCTTCACCACCGGCTAATTTAAGTGCTATTGAAATTAGACGTAGAACAAGTCAAACTTCAAGATTAGTTGATTATGCGGCAGGTTCGGTTTTAACTGAAAACGATTTAGATACAGACTCAAACCAAGCTTTCTTTATGGGACAAGAAGCTATTGATGATGCAGGTGACGTAATTAAAATTGATAGTGCAAATTTTCAATGGGACGTACAAAATAAAAGATTAACAAATGTTGCAGACCCAGTAGATAATACTGATGCTGTAAACAAACAATTTATCTCAACTAACATACCTAACATCACAACAGTTGCAGGTATTAGTTCAGATGTAACAGATGTTGCTAACATAGCTTCTGATGTCACAGCAGTTGCAAATGATGCTACAGATATTGGTACTGTGGCTAGTAACATAGCTGATGTATCAACTGTTGCTACAAATATAAGTGATGTAGTTACAGTAGCAAATGATTTAAATGAAGCAATTTCTGAAATAGAAACTGCGGCTAACGATTTAAATGAAGCTACTTCAGAAATAGATACAGTATCAAACAATATAGCTAACGTAAATACAGTCGGTACAAATATTGCCAATGTAAATACTGTTGCAGGAAATAATACAAACGTAACAACAGTTGCTAGTAATAACGCTAATATATCGACAGTAGCAGGAATATCAGCTAATGTAACTTCAGTTGCAGGTATATCAGCAGATGTAACAAGTGTTGCTAATGATGCTGCAGATATAGGAACTGTTGCTACAGATATTTCTAATGTAAATACAGTTGCAACTAATGTTGCTAATGTAAACACAGTAGCAGGAAACAATGCTAATGTTACAACAGTAGCAGGAGTAAGTTCAGACGTTACGACTGTTGCAGGTATTTCTTCTGATGTAACTTCAGTTGCAAATAACAATGCTAACGTAACGACAGTTGCAGGTTCAATAGCTAACGTAAATAATGTTGGTGGTTCTA